GGGCTTCCTACCCTCACAAGGTTGCGAAATCAAAAGCTTTTGGGATCTGGACTCGCCTTGGTTGCTCGTCGTCGCTTCCTGAGATCCTCAAAGCCTTGGAGTCCCAGAAGCGCTCAGAGCAGTGGACGAAGGATTCGGGCCAGTTCATACCATACCCGGCCACTTGGCTGTTCCAGAGGCGCTGGGAGGATGTGATGGACTCTCAGGGTGTCACCCCGGCTGTGGGAGGAAGGTTCTGATTTATGATCCCATCAATTTCAGACCAAGCATCGAAATCCACCGGAACACTCCGGCTTCCTCCCCACTCCTCTGAATCAGAACAGGGTGTCTTAGGCTGCATCCTGCTCTCACCGATGGATTGTGTCGGAAAGTGCGTAGAAGCGATTGGGAGCGATCTGGAGACGTTCTACGACCTGCGCCACCGAACCATCTACGAAACCATCGTGAAGATGGCAGACGAGCGGGTTCCGCTCGATCTTATCACGATCCATCAGCGGCTGAAGGATTCAGGGCTTCTTGATCAAGTGGGTGGAATTCACTACCTCAACGATCTTCAGAACGCCACAGGATCATCAGCAGCCCTTCCTCACTACCTTGACACAATCTTGGAGAAGCGGACTCTTAGGAAGGTGATCGAGACATGCACTGAGCATCTCGAAAAAGTCTATAATCACGCCTGCACCACGGACGAGTTCCTCGACGAGTTTGAGAAGTCAGCGCTCGCGATCAGAACCTGCAAGAAGCAGAGCAGCGACATCAAGAGCTTAACGCTCGAAGCCATAGCGGATCTTGAAGCCCGGATGAAAACAGACACGATCCTTGGTGTCTCGACTGAGTTGGCCGATGTTGATTCAAAGACAGACGGGCTGCACGGTGGGGAAGTGATCGTGATCGCGGGATACCCATCCACAGGAAAAACAGCGTTCGCAGCGAACATTGCTTTTGATGCTTCTCTTCGTGGAATCCAGTCAGCGTTTTTCTCCGCTGAGATGTCTCCGTCCAAGATCGTTTCTCGCGCCATGTTCTCACACGCGAGAGTGAACAGGAGGTTCATCACCGAAAACGACTGTCCGAAGCTGACCCACTCAGCGGGCAAGATCTCACACGCTCCGATTGTGATCGAGCAGGCGAGTGGCATGAGCATTTCACAGATCGCTGCCGTGTGTCGCAGGATACACCAGAAGCAGGGCCTGAAGATCGTGGTCATTGACTACATCCAACTCATCTCAGGATCCGGCGACAACCGGGAGCAGGAGATCGCCAGCGTGTCTCGTGGATTGAAATCAATCGCAATGGAACTGAACTGTTGCGTGATCGCGCTGTCTCAGCTTAACGACGATGGAAAGTTGCGAGAGAGTCGGGCTATTGGTCAGGATGCTGATAATGTGTGGAAGTTGATGAACGATGGCGAGTGGGAGCCGAAGGTTCAACCGATCAAGTTGATGATCGAGAAGAGTCGAGACGGAGAGACTGGGGTGGTTAATCTGATTTTTATGAAGGAGTGGACACGGTTCGTGACCGCTTCAAAAGTGAGAGATGAGGATGTTCCGAAACAGAAAAAGAAATGAAATCTGTTAAGCGAAAGCGTAAATACTGGTATGACATCACCATCAGAGAATGTGTCCTATGCGGAGCGGGCGACGAATACCGTGAGCGCAAGTATGGACGGAAACCGTCCGCACAAAAACGACACCACTATGAGCAATTCTCGTGCTGTGACCATTTCGCCTAACCCCTAGCTACGAGGCGAGGCTGTCCCAAGACGTGCTGCAACTGGAAACAATATGACTATCGGAGAACAAGCGAATCTGGCGGCGTCTTACAAAAGGATGCCAAAACTAAAACTCGTGGGGCAAGCACTCGAAAACTTCCTACTTGCTGAACAACTGAACGCCTCAAATCAAAAGAAAGACGCAAAGATTGCCGAGCTAACCGATGAAGTGCGAACGCTCGCCATGCGCCCTAACGGCCCGGATCAGGGACGCAGCGCATCAGATGCGTCTGCATAAGCGATTAGTTAAACGGATTGAAGCTGTCTTTCTTTCTGGAGCTTCATGGACTTTTTCATGTCCTGCTCGATCCAATTCTTTCCAAAAACTTTCTTGTCCTCCATCGCAAGCTTTGAGATCTGGAATCCTTTCCTTCGGGCCATCTCGATCACACCAGCAGCGCAGTCACCGTGGTCAGGAGATTTTCCAGTTCGTTGCTTCATTCCCGGCTTTGTTCTTGTCCCGTCCTTAACCTCAACTGAGTGAAGCCCGTTCTTGAGGATGTCCCACTTCCTCGCGCACAACTCCTCCATCGCATCTTCTGGAAGATCCCGGATCTGTCCTGCTTCGACTGCGTATCTGACGCAGAACCAGAACTCGCTCACCTTGCGATCATAAAATTCTTTGCACAGCTTGAGCCGTCTCTGACCTGTCGCTTCATCTGTTGTGAAAAGATCGAGCGACACAGGACGATCACTCGGAACACCACCGCTCTCGATTGGGTTTGTGTCGGCAGACCAGATTCGGGCCAGAGCAGTTCCCAAACTTCCTCGTCCAGTTGCATCATGTCCCATGCTGCTCGGTGGTATTCCAAGAGCCTCACAGTCCTGCTTCACAAACTTGGCGAGTTGATCCTCGACGTTCTCTCCACCGACAACAACCGGGATAATTTTCTGTGGGTAGAACGAGATCACGATCTTTCCGTTCACGTCCTCGCCAAACTCAGCGCCACCACACACAGCCCTGTCGCCACCGTATGATGCGTCCAAGAAATACACCTTTGTTTTCTTGTCGTTCTTCCAGATCGCTTGAGTCTGCGCTCCGAATCTTTCACATAGCTCGCGAGTCAGGATTCGACGAGCCATTGTTCCGATCTTCATTGTTCCGACGCACTGCGAGAAATACTCAACAGAATCTTTCGAGAAGAACGAGAGAGTCTCATCAATCTTTTCTTTGCTGATGAGGTATTTGTATTTCGTCGGCTGATCTGCTGGGAAGTCGTGGTTCGGGCTGTCAATTCCGACAAGGTTCACGCACAGCCCATTCATAAAACGAGTTTTCCAAGTGCGTGTCTTGGTCGGTTCGAGATACTCATCAGTCCAACCACCCAGAGGCTCTGCTGCTTTACCGAGCGGATCGTGGATGTCGTTCGGGTTTCCAAGAACAATAGCTCTGAAGTCCTCGTTCTTGTTCAGGTTCGAGAAGCTGGACAGAAACGAGTCGTTCATGGCCGAAGCCTCGTCAGCCACAAGTCTCATTCGCTTCTGTTTCACGCCGATGAACTTTGAAAGCCCGACAAACTTTCCACCTTGGACGCAAGGGATACCGAAAATTCCCTGCCGCATGTCACGAGACTTCCTTTCTCCGAACTCGATGTCGTCCATGTCGTCGGTTGTGATCGCTATTGCGCTGTCGAGAAGGTTTCCGGGAAGGTAATCGAACTTCTGGATCGCTTTTTCCCACAGCATCGTCACTTCACCCCACACGCGCTTCTTCAACCCGCGAACATCTGTCGAGCAAACCAGAACGCACGTCTCTTTCGGCCAAGCAAAGTAGTCGAGCAGGCTGATCCAAGCGGCTGCGTTTGTTTTTCCAGACGATCCACAACCCATCAGCACACAAACCTTGTTCTCAAGAATGGAGTCGCGACAGATGTTGTGCCAGCGGTGAGCATCCAGTTCCGGCCACAGGATTTTCTTAGCCTCTTCGTAGTGGAACGAGAGTGATCGTCCATTTTCCTTCAACCACTCATCACCTTTTCGGATCATCCAAAGCTCGATCTTGAGATCATCGTTTTCGATGGGCCAATTCAATCCGTATTTCTCTCTCGTTTTCGACATTTCAGAAACATTAGCAACAATCTGTTGACTGGTAAAGTTTCATGGCTGAAAATTCGCACATGAAGGAATATCTCAGAATCGTTGCTTACATGGTTTTAGCCCTTGCGTGGATGTCGGCTTTTGCCGCTCTGGTTTCGTTTCCGCCACAGCCAGCCTCGGTTGGATCCGCCGCCCCAACTGGAAACTATCTCAAGCTTGCTTGGGATGCGTCACCAAACACGAATGTTGTCGGTTACAGAATCTATTACGGAGACACCAGTGGAAGCCGACAGAGTTCGTCAACCGTTGGCAATGTCACAAAAACAACTCTTGATAAACTTGTCGCTGGAAAAGACATTTTTATCCACGCCGTCTCTTACAACTCGTCGGGCGTTGAGTCTGTGGCATCTAACCAGATCACAAATTTCATCTACCCCAAAATCTCCACAAGGATCTATTCTTTGGCGGCAGACGTTTCCGCTCCGAACACAACAAACGTGTGGCAGATCTCAACAAATGGAACAACTTGGTCGAATTACAGAACGGTAATCACCAACCCCGGATCTCAGTTGAGCATCGTCATCACCAACGACGCCCCCATGAAGCTCATCAGGCTCAAGTGAACATCCCTGTTGACCGAACTGGCAAGACAGGGTAAAAATCAGTCAATGAGTGCTGCCTCTGACTGTAATTGCGCGTGTCCAACACCGACGATCACTGAGATCCCCGGATCTACTGGAGCGACTGGCGCTGCTGGAACGAACGGCACGAATGGCGTCAACGCTTACACACTCACCGCTGGCGTGGCTGGCCCGTTCGACAAGGGAGACACGGTTGCTTTTACGGTAGATAGCACAGCATGGGCTTCTGTTGGTCTTGTCATCTACGTTGAGGATGCTGGTTATTTTGAAGTGACCATAGTTGCCGCAAACCAGTTCACCGGGGTTTATCTTGACGTTGCCGCAAACGCAGATGCAACCAGCATCGCAAACGACAAGTTGGTTTCTCCAGCCGGGCCTCAATTTGCTCCTGCCGCTCTTCCGGCTGCTGTTGTTTATACCGCCCTTACAGCCGCTGGCGCTGTTAATAACTTGGCAGTTGCTGCTGGTGTTGGGATTTCAACTCTAACGATTCCACTAACGTCGCTGGCAACTGGGCTTGGTGCTTTGGCGATTGATCTTCTCACCGATTACGTCATTGATTACAAATTTAAGATTCTCAAATTTGATTTTGTAACAACCGTCGCCGGAACGGGTGCTGGAGCAAGTCAGATTTTTAACCTAGAGATTTCAGGCGTCAACGTCACAAACACGCTCACTGTAAATCTCGCAAGCACGGCAGCAATCGGTCAAAAATCAATTGGATCTCCAAACCCAATTGTTGCCCTAAATGACGGCGCTGCCGGGGCAAACATTTCAATCGAAATGGCTGCTGGGGGAACAGTATTTACTGCTGGCGCTGGATACTTCCTTATCGAGATTCAGAACATGGACACAGCAGATGCTGTCGCATCACTGAGCGATCACGTCAACGATCTCATCACTTCACTGACTTAATGTGGCAGACACTCAACCATTCAGATCGGTTTCAGTCTATGACTCAATAGACACGCTTGAGCTTGGAATTAACAGCGGACTCAACCCGCTCCTTCTTCCAAAGAATCAGCTTTCGTTTGCGTCCAACGCAACTGTTCGAGATGGCTTCGTCACCACAAGGCCATCTTTCACAAATCAACTCACGATCACTTGGCCAAGCGATGAAGTTAAGGAAGCTGTCGAAGAAGGTCTGTTTCAGGGTGCTGGATATTATCAGCCGGATTCTGGAAATCAGTCCCTATTTGCTCAGATAGCTGGAAGGCTGTTCCAATTTGTCGTGAATGGAAACGGAGTGACCGTGATCGAGAGAACGATTCCGGGAGATCCAAATCCAGCCACATCAACACAGGCTTGGATGTGGCAGTCTGAGAACTTCCTGATCGTCAACGATGGCGCGAGCCTGCCGATTTTCTTTGATGGTGTTACCACGCGCAGGAGCTTTGGGCCAAGTGTTCTTCTAGCCACAGCAGACGCCGTAGCTCCATCACCAATAGATCCTCCAGAGATAGGTGGCACAGTTGTTGTCACGCTTTTGGCAAATTGGCCCGGCCCATACAATGTTCCCGTTCTTTACAACAATGCGTTTTACCAACCCATCGAGAACCCTCTTGGATACATCGTTAGCCTGACTAGCCTTTACAGCGTTGCCGGGCCAATCAGCGATGGAGATCAGATTCTGATAAGGCCATCCGTTGCTGGAGTTGTCGCAAACACAATACCGCTTACAACAGGTGCTGCCTTTTCTGCGTTCGTGATAAATCTGACATCGCCATTCTTGGGTGTTGTTGGATCCCTCTTGTTGATCTTTGGGAAGGTGTGGAGAGTGACGATATTTTCAGGCTCTTCGATTACGGTTTCTCCAAACCAGACAGGAACATTTCCAGCGTCTCTTCCAAGCGGGACTCAAATACTTTTCGCATCAAGCTCTGCGCCAAATGTGATCGCCGGGACGGTTGCTGTTGATGACACCGTTCCTTCAATTGGAAACTCGGTTCAGTTGACGCTTGATTCGGCATATACCGGAGCCTCTGGCCAGATCGTTTATATTGGAGTTAATCAGTTCACGATTCAGGCAATTGTTATACCCCCTCCCGGAACACCAAGCGTTACTTTGATAAATCTGGATGACGAAACCACTGCAAACTATGCCACTTCTCAAGAAATAATCTCCGTTCCCGAACTCCCCTCTGGACGCATGGGCGCATACGGTCTTGGTCAGAACTGGATGTGTCTCGTTGATGGCTTGAGCTTTATTTGCAGCGACACGAGCCGGGGCGCGAGCGGAACTCAGGCGAACAGTTTCCGTGACGCTGTTCTAAAAACCACAGACCTGACATTCCGTGGCGGCAATTTCTCGATCCCCGGCGCGGGAAACGTCATCACATCAATGACGTTCACAGCGAACCTAGATCTCGCCCTTGGTCAAGGATCGCTCCAAGTCGGAACGGCTGCGTTCATGGCGTCATGCCAAGCCCCGATTGATTTTGATGCACCACCAGCGACAGGCCCAATCCTCACATTCTCACTGATTGGCACAGGCCCACAGGGTCAGAACTCCACCACGCTAATAAACAGTGACGTTGGGTTCAGATCCACACCCGGACTCGGAACTCTCGTTCAGGCTCGCCGTGATTTTGGAACTCCCGGAAACACTCCAGTATCTGACGAGGTTGTTCGCATCCTTAGCGTGGACGACAAGGCTCTGCTCAATTACGGAAGCTCGATTGTTTTCGACAACAGGTGGATTATGACGGTTTCTCCGCAGGCATCGTCTCAGGGTGTTCTACACGCTGGGTTTGTTGTGTTGAACCTAGATCCCATCAGCGGCGTTGCTGGAAAGCAGAATCCTGTTTATGACGGTCTGTGGACTGGCGTAAACACGCTCCAAGCTGTTCAAGGAACTTTCAACGGAGTTGATCGAGCCTTTGCGTTCACATTCAATGTCGCCCTGTCGAAGATAGAGCTTTATGAGATTTTGCCCACCGGGTCTAGCGAGTTTGATAACGGAACGATTCCTATCGTATGGTCTTTCGAGACAGCCTCTATCTTTAACAAGGATGTTAAACCTCGCGACGTGATGGTGTCTCTCCGAGACGGTGAGTTTTCTGTTTCCGATGTTGTTGGAACTGTTCGGTTCGAGGTTTTTTACAAGTCAGATCAAGGCTGCTGGACGCCTTGGCACAGCTTCAGTATTTGTTCCAACGTGGAAGGTGATCCTCAGTATTTTCCAAAGCTGGGGCTTGGAGAACCAAGCTCTGACGATTGCGATCCGATCCTGAAAACCCCACTTCGAGATGGATATACGTTTCAGATTAAGTTCAAAATAACTGGATATTGTCGGTTCTTGGGAGCAAGGTTTGCGGCAGTCACATTGCCGACGCCGAAGTTCAAACCGCCGATCTGCGACGTTGTTGTTGAAGTGTAAAAATAAAAAATTATGGCAAACACATTATATTCATTGGCTCGTCAGAGCTTCCTCTCTCAGAGTCCGTCAATTGATTTGGACACAGACAACATCAAGGCGTCACTGTTCAGGTCGAGCGTCTATTCTCCGAATACGACAACGGATCAATTCTACGACATCGCCGGGGCCGCAGTAGCCACCAGTGGAAACTTTTCGGGTAAAAGCGTTACGTTGGGGGTGTTCGACGCCGCCGACATAACATTCACAGCAGTTGCAGCAGGTCTTGCGATTCAATACATCGTCATCTGGAAAGACACTGGCGTTCCTGCAACAAGCCCTCTCATCGCCCTGATTGATGTCGGAACTGGGTTGCCAGTCACACCCAATGGCGGCGACATCACTGTTACTTGGGACTCTGGCGCTAACAAAATCTTTAAGATCTAATTATGCTACTGCTCGCATCAACATCGGACATAATCCGAGTCGTTACCGGGTCAACTGGCGACATTGAGGTTCACACATCTTGGGTGGACAACCTAAGCGGAGTCATCACTCCAGATGGCGAGCCAAAAGCGTCCATTACAACAGCCACCACGACAACTATCGTGGCTGCTCCAGCCGCTTCCACGCAGAGAAACGTAAAGCTGATCTCGATCTATAACAATCATGCTTCGACATCAAACCTCATAACGGTGGAGAACTTTGATGGAGCGAACACGGCGATCCTGTGGAAAGGAACTCTGCTCGCTGGTGAGTTAGTGACGTTCGATAATGGTGATTGGCAAAAGTTCACATCCGGTGGTCTGAAAACCCAATCAACGATTCAAGGGGCTCCCGATATTCAGTTGTTCTCGTCTGGCGCTACCAACTGGGTGAAGCCAACAACATTCACCCCGAAGCTGGTTCGTGTGATGATTTGGGGCGGTGGTGGCGGCGGTGGCGGTGGTGGCTCCCTTGCAACAGCGGCTGTGTGCAAGGGTGGTGGCGGTGGTGGTGGAGGTTGCGGCATACAGAGGTTTTTTAGCGCTGACGATCTTTCTGCCACCGAGCTTGTCACGATTGGCGCTGGTGGAACCCTTGGCGCTGGTGGAACTGCTGGTGCGTCTGGATCTGCTGGAGGCGCTGGATCGTCCTCTACGTTTGGATCGTTGATAACTGCGTTTGGCGGTGGCGGCGGCGCAGGTGGATCCATTACCCCCGGTAACGCATCTTGCGGTGGCGGTGGTGGCGGTGGCGGTGGAGTCGGTGCCGTTGGCTCAACCACTGGAGGCGCAGGCGGGCTACCAACTGCTGCTTCGAGTGGGGTTGGTGTTCAGGGAGTAACAGGATCTGCCGTTGTTTCTGTCATAAACTGTGCCGAATCTGGTGGTGGTGGTGGTGCAGGGATTGCAGCAACGCCAGTCGCCTCATCTCTTGGTGGAAATTCTCTTTACGGTGGCGCTGGTGGTGGCGCTGGTGGATCACATAGCGCAACTCCGGCAAACGTCGCTGGTGGCGCTGGCGGAAGGTCTGGAGTTTATACTGGATCTGGCGGTGCCGCAGTTGGGACTGATGGAGCGGCTCCGACTGCTGGAACAGCGGGCGCTGCTGCAACATCAAAGGCTGGCGGCGGTGGTGGCGGTGGCGGTGGAACCACAGTTACGGCTGCTGTTGCTGGCGCGTCTGGTGGCGCTGGTGGTGTTGGCGGCGGCGGCGGCGGTGGTGGTGGTACTGGGATGAATCCGGGAATTGGTGGCACTGGTGGCGTTGGCGGTGTCGGTTACTGCATTGTTTATACTTGGTAAAATATGAACCCGCTGGGAATCTTCGATCCTGAATTGAGGGATTCCGGGTGGTTAGACACTCAGAATCTCATTCAGGGATGGTTTGATGAAGATCTCATCAACGATGACGCTGGCGGAATTGTAACACCTGTTGGAATAGCGTCAGGAGAAGCCTTCGGGACTCTATCCATCACGATCACGATCTCCCCATCGGGGATCGCATCTGCTGAAGCTTTCGGAACTCCAACTCTCGTATTTGTTGTAGTTCCGACAGGAATTGCCAGCGCTGAAGCTTTCGGAACTCCACTAATATCGCTGACCGTAACGCCAACCGGAATCGCCAGCGCTGAAGCCTTTGGTTCTGCCTTAATAACTCTCACAGTTTCCCCAAGCGGGATCGCAAGTTCCGAGGATTTCGGAGTCTTGAGCATTTCCACTGGCCTTTTTTTAGAGCCAACCGGAATCTCCAGCGAGGAGGCTTTTGGCACTCCAGCTTTGATCTACGGGCAGGATATTGACCTTTCCGGCATCCAGAGTGGAGAGGATTTCGGGTTCTGCACAGTGATAGTCGCAGTAATCCCGATCCCGCCTACGCCACCACCACCACCACCTTACGCTCTCTCTGTTATTTGCAGATACAGATCGTGTGGCGATGTTGGTGATTTCTCAGAATACAGCCTCCAAGATGGATCAGAGAGAACAGCGAACTCGTCGTCTCTTTGCGTCACTAGGACATGCTCTGTTCTTCCTGACGCCGACATCTACAACATCCAGACCGGAAACATTGCCCCAGCTTCAAACGCTGTCCTGAGTTGTGCGTCAAGAACCTGTCCCGATTCTGGAGTTCCAGATGTTGAGATCTACAACCTTCAGGACGCGCTGTTCTTTAATGGAACACCGCTTTCATTTTTGATCCAGTGCCCAACTGGTCAGGTTTGTCCTCCGGGCCTGTTTCCAAGAGTGTTCACATATCCACCGGGAACATTTTATTTTCCAATTCCACCAGCCGAGCCTTGTTTCACAAACATAGTCCTTTCGTATTTGGGGTGTCAGAGCAACATCACTCGCGTTCTTCCTTGTGGATCCTCTCCGGCCCTAATCAACGCTGCCGCGCAACAGATAATTCAAGAGGCTGGGCAGCAGCAGGCCGAATGTGATGCCGAGGAGTTGTTCGCGAGAACGCTTGGGATCGTTCTTTCAGATCTTCCGACTTGGGCGTGTATTGATTCCGACTTTGGCCAGATTGTTTATGGACTTGTTCAGCCAAGCGCTGCCGTTCCGCAGCCCTCTCTGTGGGTGATAGATCAATTTGATTTCCTCAACAATTCTCAACCGTCTTGGATGTCTGCCGCTCAATCTTCTGGCGATGTCTTGTTGCTCACAGGAAGCCCAACAGCATTTGGCCCCGTTTCATTCACGATCCAAGCTGTCGCTCCACCACCGCAGTCGGGAGATCCATACGCTATCGGACAGAGAACTTACACGGTAGATGTCATAGGAATCAGCACGGCATCTCCGCTTCCAAGCGCCGACCTGAATCAGCAATACGATCAAGTGATCGCGGCAACTGGATTTGGATCAACACCGATCTGGGGCTGGGCTTACGGATCACTTCCTGATGGTCTTGTTTTTAATCCACTCTTCGCTGGAAGCGCTGCGATCACAGGAATCCCAACTGAGGAGGGGGACTTCACCTTCGCCATCTTTGTTCAAGACGGTCTGAAGCAGTGCGTGAAAGAGTTCGATCTGAGCGTTGAGTCAGTCGTCCCTCATAGCTGCTCTTCGTTCACAGCAATAGTTTGGGGATCTCCGGGAATATCAACGAGCGGTGCTGGAATAGCCAGCGCAACACTTCTTGGAAATTCAGCCGTCTATTCCGCTTCTGCTCCGAGTTCTGGTGTTTTCAATACTGCCTCTGTTAATTTCTCAGGAACTACATCATACACAGGCCCCGGAGGGCTTTGCTGTGTTGACTACAACATCACTGGCCTTGGTGGAAACTTTGAGATTTTTCAAGATGGATCTCCAATACTCCAGACAAACTCATACAACCCCGGCTTTCCACCGTTCATACCACCAACCCCAGCAACTCCAAGCGGGTCTATACAATTTACACTAGCCGCTGGGGTTGCTTCTGTTATTACGATTCAAGGATTAGCCAGTGTTTTCGTTGTCCCGTTTGGGACTGCTGAATCAGCGTCAGTTTCAGCAATTATAGGCACTTGCCCTTAGTTGTTGCGGTGAGCGTCAAATCGAAGTATTAACAAGCTGATGAGCGCCTTTACATATCAACTGTCCGATGCTCGAAACGACATTGGGATAAAAAACATCTCAGGCGTCTGTGCCGACACGGAGCAGTTTGCTGATTATGTGAACCGAGCGACTCGCCGCTTGATGAAGCGGGGCGGCTGGTTCGGAACTGAAGTTGCGATGCGTCTCTGCACTGGTGGTTGCGACGTTGTTTTTCCTCGTCACGTCGGAACAGTTCTCGGACTTCGCCTGTGCAATTCTGACTACATGCAGATCCGAAATAATTGGTGGTCAATTCTCTCTCCCGGAAACATTGGTGGCTGGAACAATGCGATCAATGGAAGCGGATTCGGATACGGTGTTGCTGCTGGTGGATACAACCCGGCTGGAATTGATGGAACAACCGTTCCTGTTTTCAACCAGATCTCAGGCAACGAAGGAAAACTGATCCGCTACCATGTCGTCAAAGCTCAAGACGTTGGTAAGACGATCACACTCTTCGGAACTCAATACGGAAACCAGCCGCTTCAGGAGCAGGTTTCTGGAGTTTGGCAATACGGTGTCACACTCACGGCAGCTTCTCCAAGCATCCCCGCTCCGACCCCGCTCGTAACTCGGATCACATCTGTCGTTCGTGAAGCCACTCAGGGCATGGCCTATCTCTACGAATACGACACAGTGACTCTCAAGTATCGGATGCTCGCCACATACGAACCGAACGAGACGAATCCAAGCTATCGTCACATGGCGATTCCTGCGCTGGCCTGCACTCCTTACTCGGTAGATGAATACGACGTAAAGACGTGGCAGATGGAAGCTATCGTGAAGCTCCAGTATATCCCCGTTCAGAGCGAGAATGACTTCCTCCTCATCTCGGACTTCGACGCTCTTGCAATGGCGATCCAATCCATCAAGTATGATGAGGCTGGAGATTCTGAGAACGCTGAGAAATACATGCTCAAAGCGATCCGTGAATTGAACTTTGAGCTTCGAGACAAATCTCCATCGGATCAACTCTCGGTGCGCGTGAACGTCATGGGCAGTAACAGGATGATCCAGAATCCAATTTGAGTTATGGCATACAACAACATTATCGAGCAATCCATCCCCGGCTTCAGTGGGCTTACATCTTCAGCGTCGTCCATCATTGAAAACCTGCTCAAGGGCGGAACATCAACAGGCCCATCACAGAACAGCGCTGCCAAGTTTGGGGTCAAAACTGGTATGCCCGGCAGCGGTGTGTCCAATGCGTTCGGATACGATCTGCACAACAAACGCAGCGACGAGATGAAGCAGCGCGGGATTGATGACCTGCTCAAGCTTGTCACTGGCTATTCTGGGACTGTCGCTCCCACAACTGGGCAGCAGATGGATCAGAGACAGTTCGATCAGAACAATTTGTTCAGGCAGAATGAATCCAATGCTGCGAACAGTCTTGCGCGGCAGGGTATGCTCGCGAAGGAGAGAGAAGCAAACAAGCCGAAGTGGGGGGTGGTAAGCTCAGGGTGGGACGCCTACAACGGCAGGCCATCGAGTTCTTCTTGGGGTATCGGTGGTGGCGTGAGAAACATCAATTAAAATATATGGCACGACCAATCAACAGAGAACTGGCCGATCCGATGGATCGGGAAGTGTTGCGATCACGCAGAAGCGATGGCATGTCTGCTGATGGGCTTTCGTATTCCGTGGCTGGCGATCTTGAGAAGCAGATGGGTCAGGCGCTTGCTGAATATGATGCTCGCCGCAAAGCTCCAAGAAATGACGCCTTCGGAAACATTCTCGAAGAGGATTCGCCTCAGAACCTTCGTCAGGAACTGATTGATCCACTCACTCAGTCTTTCGGTGGGCGATCCCCGCAGCAGCCAAAATCTTCCGCTCCTAGAACTTTCAAAGTGAAGGGTAAAAACGGAGAGGATATAGTTATTGCGATAGACCCCAACACCGGAGAGCAAAGCATTGCTTACGCTGGTGACGCTCCTGAGAGGGAAGATCCCATCCACAGACAGACCAGAGAAGAGCATGACGATGCTATCAAGATAGCGAGCAAATCCGTCTTGGATGCTAAAACACCCCGGCAGCGCGAAGAGGCTCATAAAGCTCTTCAGGCAGCGCGGGGCGCTCGTGAGTTGTTCAGAAGCACACCGAAAGCCGCTGCTGCGCCAGCCCCCGCTCTCGAATCTCCAATCCAGAAGCCGCTTGAAAGCTATGGATACATCGGTGATCCAAACAATGTTCGCGAGTCTCCTGATGGGCCTGAAAATGTGTTTGGAACCAGTAAGAAGTATTCAAGGAATGGTCGAATCCCGAAAGAGCTTATGATTGAACTAGAGAATCGCGCAGGTGGTGACAGGGCTGTTGCTGCTAAGTGGGCGATCCAATCTGGATACTCTCTTGAGTGATGAATGTGTTTGATGAGATTGACGCCGATAGAGCCTCAAAGAAAAAGAACGTCTTTGACGAGATTGATGAGGATCTGTCTCTTGAAGCGACTCAGCCAGTCTCGCGCCCAATAGGGCTTCCGGGATACCCAAACTTAGGCCCGCTCGATTCTTTATCAGATCCTCTTGGTGGATTCGCTCCTGTTGTTGGTGGAGATCAAAAGGAATCCACAGGAAGAGTTTTGGGCGATGTTGGAAACACGCTTGTTCGAGATCCTCTTGTAAGCCTTGCTAAAGGCGTCGTCAGTGTTCCAGCCGCAGCGACTGGCCTTGCAGACATTGTGGCGGGTGGTGGAGTTGGTGACGCCTTGGAGCGGGCCACAGGATACAGCCCGAAGATCACTGGCGAGTTTCTTGAGAAACTTCACAGCGATGAGCAGCAAGCTGCGAACAAAGATGTTTCAGACGCGAAGGGTTTTTCTGGAACTATTGAGGCACTACTGAAAAACCCAACCTCGATAGCTGGTCAGGTTATTGAATCTTTACCGCAGATGCTCGCCGGGGGTGCGGTGTCGAAGGGGATCGCCCTTATCCCAACTCTCGCCAAGGCTGGAAAGCTTGGTCAGATCATTGCTGGCGCTGCTGGCGAGGGTGTGACTGGCGCTGGTAGCACAGCAACACAAGCCCGCGAACAATCTGACAGTGGACTTCTCACACTTGAGCAGTCCCTGCTATCTCTTGCCAGCGGTGTCGCAACATCTTTACTCAGCGTTGTCGGTGGAAAGGTTTCTCAAAAGCTTGGAGTTGCCGACGTGGACTCAGCAATGGCTGGGGCTTTAACAACAGGAGCCAGAAAATCAGCAGCCGAAAGAATAGTGAAGGCTATGGTTTCAGAGGGGCTTGTTGAGGAGATGGGCCAATCCGCTGTTGAGCAGGTGTTCTCAAATCTCATTAGCGGAAAGCCGTGGCAGGAGGGTGTTTCAGAGGCTGCTGCGAGTGGGGCTTTAACTGGCTCCGTTACTGGTGGTGTTTTTGCTTCATCTGGAGGAGGCTCAAGCCCGCCTGCTGGAGTTGACCAGAACCAAGCCACTCTCGACGCAGTGGCAGAAGAGTTCAACAGGAGCAGAGCGGCTGAAGCCAAGCCTCAGAAACAAGCCGCTCCAGAAGCGATGGACTTCGCTCGATCTGTTGCCGATATGTCAGCGGACGAGTTCCGCGCAAAAGGTCAGTCGTTCAACAAGCAGAATGTTGATCTCGGACTCAACGCATCGGATGAACAGCTTGCTGAATTGATCCAGTTGCGAGATAAATCTCAAGCGAGATCGGACGCTGGTGTTGCGAGCAATCCTCAAACAGATGAGGACATGCAGCGCGTCACCACTGAGATGGCAATGCCTCAGTTCTACAAAGAGGCGATCCAGATCGCTCAGACCATTCGCGATCAGAACATGGATTTCGACAATCGAGTTCCTGATCTGTCAGGTAAGAAAAGAGATCTTCTCCAGTTCACTCTCAAAGACGATCAAGGAAACAGGCAGGGAACATTCACCATCAGCCAAGATGCTCTGATGGACATCAAGGCTCTGGAAAACAAAGCCAAAGCTGTTCGCGCATCGTTCAATGAGGACAATGGTGCTGACTTCTCGTTTGCTGAAGCTTCTAAAAAACCATCACCGGAAACCACGACCCGACTCAGCGGTGCAAGCCCATCTGTAAAAAATAGAGACGGTTCTCCGAAGGGATTTTTCCACGGATCTTACATTGCTGGGAACATTAAAGACGCTGGCGATTTCAAGCTAGACCGACTGAACAAGGACAGCTTGTTTGGGCCGATGATTTACTTCACGGATAAGTGGTCAGCGGCAGCGGGGCAACCAATCCGAAACCGACTTCGTAGCTTGGTTGGATTGCAGCCTCAAGGATACTCCACGAAGCCAACCGAGCAGAGAGACTTCTTCGGAACTCCTGAATTTACCAAAGAGCAGTTGGAGTCTCCAGCTTCTCCGGGTGTTGTCTCAGCATTTTTGGATGTTAAAAATCCACTCGACATGGAGCGCTCAATATCCCAAGAGGAGTTGGCTGAAGCGTTGTCCAAGCTACCTCCTGAAATAGCCACCACAATAAAAAACAAAATACCACCCGAAGCGTCTGGTCTTGATCTGTATAAAAGCCTTGTCAGCACGGCTGAGTATTTCTATTACCGATACAGTCGTAGTGGTAATGAAAACATGGGATCTGTTGGCCCAATTGATTTTCGCGACGGTGCAAAACCAGCAGCCGGGCAAATGGTGCAAGCGATGGGCTTCGACGCCATCTCTTACTTGGGAGGTGTACGCCGAGGTGGTGTCGGGAAACATTCTGTAATAGCGGTTTTCAACCCATCTCAAGTATTGGAAAAGTCCTTAACCCCTGTTAATAAATACGGGGGAGCCGATCCTAAGCAGAAAGGCGCTGATTTTTCATTTGCTGATAAACCGCTCAATCCGGGTGGATCGCTCGAATCCCTTCCGCAGGCCCTTCAGGACAAATCAAATGCCGTCCAAGAAGCGATGCGGGCAGATTTTGAAAAACTGAAGGCTCAAGCCGCAGCTTCGGTTGACACTAAACAAACAAGTGCTAACATACCTTATGTCGAACAAACCAGCGCAGGGTCAGGAATCAAGCCAGCCGTTTCATCGCCCGCCGAAGGGGTGGAAACCGGGCGGCAAGAAGATAGTAGTGAAGGGCCAAGGAAAGGCTCAGTCCCCAATCAAGAAGTAATAGCGGCTTCAGATCGCTACGCTGCCTCGGTTGGACTCCCTCCGATAAAGAAGGGACTCTACGCTAAAGTTAAAGAGTCGGTAGCAAGGGCAATTGCCACAGCGTATGACGCGCTTCCTGTCTTTGATGAAAAAGCTGTTCCCGCCTATCGTCAACTTGAGAAGGAGATAAACGCTCAGTGGGATCACGCTGTTAATGATCTTGGAGTCACCTTCGAGTCTTGGACTGAACCCGGACAGCCATACGCAAACTCGGAAGAGATGTCTCGCGACATTCGTGAGAATAACCATCTTTATTTCTTCCAAGGTGGAGAACCACACCCACTTTTCAATGTTCCAGACCAGAACGGAATCACAGCGAACGACAAGCTTCGTGCTATCCACGATCTTTATGGACACGCTGCTGAAGATTTCCAGTTCGGGCCAAGAGGAGAAGAGAACGCTTGGATAAAGCACAGCCAGATGTTTTCACCATTGGCTCAACTGGCCTTAACGACTGAGACTCGTGGGCAAAACTCGTGGGTCAATTTCGGATCTCAAAATTACGACGGACAGAGACGAAAGAACATCAGCCCAAAAGACCGTCCTTATGCGGTTCAAAAAGTTGCTCTTCTTCCAAGTTGGGCTACTCGGTTTGACACTCAACAGAAAAGTGCTAACATACCTTATGGACAACAATCAACAGCAGCCACAGCCGGAACAGCAAACACCGGAGCAGAAGCAAGCTTCGCGCTCAGAACAGAAAAGCCGGGGGCTAAAAGCTCTCGACCAAGAACTCTCGCAGGCAAAGCCAGAAAGCTTGTTCCCGGCGAGCGCGGGGGGAGAGTAACGATTTCGCATTGGAGCAATGTTGATCTCACCAAGAAAAAGATTGATCCAAAGTATCATGGAAAAGGAATCCAAGGTGCGGAGCGTCTGCGAAAGGCCGAATACCCTAACGATTTTCCTGCCAGAAGCTATTACGGATTATCCGGGTATTCCCCTGAGCAGGGACTTGGCCCTAAACGGCACGATGTCGAAATCAACGCCGACCATCTTTACGATTACAAGAGCGATCCTGACGACATTTATGAGAAAGCTCAGGATGAAGCCGAGAAGCGCTTTCCGCGTCACTTTGGAGAAAGATACGATCAAGCTGTCAATACCATCTACGAGCGTCTGATCTCAGAGGCTGGATACGTTGGTTACTACAACGGAGACTTCAGCGTTGCCGCAGTTTTCAAAGCTCTCCCCGGATCTGGAAAAGCGGATTTCTCGATGGCTGGTCGTTCCCCGAACAGAACCGCAATAGATGTCCTGTCTGGTTGGCCTCAAAAAGGAATCAAGCCACCGCAGCGCGTAGATTTCGAGTTATCGGCAGACGACAAGGCTGAAGGTGCTTCTGGATACTCTAAAGTCTTTGCCGTCGCAGACCATCTATCCCGTCGCGTGGCTGAAGCCTTTGGTGCGCTTCGAGAACTCACCGAAGAGAACGCCAAGAAGATCGCTTCTGCTATGGCGTCAGAGGTTGAGTATGCGGTTGGCAAGAACTCGAAAGCTGTCGGATGGTATGGATCTCAGATGAGATCAGCCATGCGATCACTTATCGAGCGCCACCCGGATCTCGACGGCGACAAGGGCAGGCAGGCAATCATCCGTGCGATGATCGCGATCACCAGCAACGGTCAGGATGTTCAGTCAAACTTCACTCGCGCAGATGAGCTTTACGGGAAGTGGAAGCAGTCTGGAAATGTTGAGGTTGATGGAAATTGGGGTGGGGTGAACAAGAACGCAATCAACGACGGGCTGAAGATGCTCGATAAGTTGATAGGCGTGTTGGGTGTTGAGAATCTCCCGAAGTTCCTCAGTGGAAAGTTCACAGTCGGAGAGCTTCGCGCTGCCGGGCTGAACATCACCGGAGAGAAATCATCTCACGAAACATTTGGATCTCTCGTGTTCGGCCCGAAGATCGGTGGTGGGTTCTATCAGAACCTTTCCGGCAACTTCGATCCAGTCACGATGGATCGCTGGTTCATGCGGACATTCAACCGCTATCGAGGAACTCTCACAGAGGCTTCACTGGCTGCGATCCCTCGCCAGATCGCCAACCTGACATCGGTTCTCAAGAGTGTTCCGGGATCAACACAGCTTCGCGCTGATGCGAAGCGGATTCTCGCAGCGATCAAGAGCGGAACATTCGATCCATACGCAGAAGCTGACAACCCCGGCCCACTTCTGGACTTCGCGAAGAAGAAACTGATCGAATACACAGCGAACGGATTCAGGGATCGCAGCGACATCAATCGAGCATCTCAACGTCTCGCTGAAGAGTTCTTCGGAATGAACGAGGCTCCCGCAAACGCGAGCGAGCGTGACTTCATCCGAAACTCGGTGAACAAGGCTCAACAGATCCTGAAGGGTAAGGGAATCAATCTCACAAACGCAGACCTTCAGGCTGTGTTGTGGTATCTCGAAAAGGAAGTTTATGGAAAGCTTGGTGCAACGTCCAAACGCGCAGAGCCTGCCAGCTATGCCGACGCAGCAAAATCAATTGGCAGAAAACAGCGAGACTTATTTGAAGAACCAGAGCGAACAGGATCTGTTCGAGAAGAGCAATCCACCGGAGCGGAGACTAACCGCTTTGGAGAAGTTGGGAAGGCTGTTTCTCCAAAGAAAACTCTCGAAGTCATAAAGCGCAGGCTTCTGAATCGCGCACTTCGCCTGTCTCAAGAACAGGCCACAGAAGAGTCTTGGGCCGAGAAAGAGCCTGTCACCAGAGAATCTGTTCAGCGAGAGTTGATGGATCTTCAGGCAGACTTCCCATCTGCTGTGCCAGTGGTTGTGGTGAACACATACAATGACCTTCCTGATGAGCTTCACCAGTTGGCTTATGCTCAGGGTGGAAATCCAGCGCTGATCGGTGGCGTTCTCTACGACGGCAAGGTTTATATCGTTGCCAGCATGATGTCGTCTCTCGCAGAAGCAAGGGCGACATGGCTTCACGAGCAGGCTGGACACTTTGCGACTGACTCCACTCTTGGCGAGAGGCTCGATGGGTTCATGCAGCAGGTTTATGACTCTTTCAAAGACCATCCGTTGATGGAAAAGATGCGGAAGAGTTACAGGAACGGATCTGAAATCCGCTTGGGCAGGGAGTTCATAGCGAACCTTTCTGAGAACCCCACGAACGATCCGAACCTGTGGAACAAGATCGTCGCAATGTTCCGTCAGTTCTTGCGTGATGCTGGATGGGTAAAAACAGTTTCTGAAAACGACATCCGGGTTCTGCTTGATTCAGCGATGAACAAGCTGATGAGCCAAGACACAATCGTTGCTGGCAACGCCACGATCTTTGCTCCAAGCCTGAAGATGACGGGCTATCATGGAACACCCCACAAGATCAAAGATCGGTTCAGAACCGACAGGATTGGAACTGGTGAAGGCGCACAGGTCTATGGATGGGGACTTTACTTTGCTCAGGAACGGAGAACGGCGAATCATTACAGAAACACGCTTTCCACTCCTGATTATTGGGTTGATGGAAAACAAATAGCGACAGACAAGCCGCTTGATCCAGTCAACATCGCTATCGAAAAGATACTTCTGATGGGGCAAGATCGCGCCGAGGCTTACGCTTCAAAAATTTCCAATTTAAGTGGACAGTCATCAAAGTATTGGTCGTCTGTTCTGAATAAGATGGTGGAACTCCGTGGTAAAAAGATCGAGCAGAAGGCTGGCAATCTCTACACCGTCGAGATCAATTTCGATCCAGAAAATACGATGGATTATGGAGGGTCTGCTGCTGATCTTCCTGAAGGCATTTACAACAAGCTTCACGATTACGTTGAAAAGAGTGGCATGTTGTTTGACAACCCAGACGAAAATAGCCCTAGCAATTATTTTACAGCCGTAACCATTAGAGAATTTTTAAGCGCTGGAACTAAACTTCCGGGTTATAGGCAATCCGCAGGAGAATTTTACGAAAATCTTGGATACCAACTCAACGGCAACAAGGCTGTGTCTGAGTTTCTCCTGTCTCTCGGAATCAAGGGAATCAAATTTCTGGATCAGGGGAGTCGTCAGTCGGGTTGGGTTATTGAGTATGATGGTAAAAGCGAAACGCTTTCTGATAGGGAAGAGGCGATGGCGCGTCAGGAAGAGCTTGAGGCTGAAGGCTACGACACAGTAATTTCAAAACCTAAAGTCACTTATAACTACGTCGTGTTCGATGATGGCGACATCACGATCACTCAAGAGAACGGTGAAGTGTTCAAGCCGGAAGAGTTGATCGAAAACCCGAAGCGCAAAGACGCATCGTTCTCGTTCGCGGATCAGCCAGAACTTCCCGGACTCACTGAAGCTGAGAAAGAGCAGCAGCGTAAAGCGACTCAGGGCAGATTCTTTACCGGGGACTACACAGCAACAGATCGTCAGCAGCAGATGGCTGATGCCAAAAAGTTCATCGAATACACCCCGAACTCGGAAGTGATAGACAGCATCGCCCAGTTCGCATCTGGAAAGTCTGTTCCGGGACTGAGCCAGCAGAACGTGTCCGCAACCATAGCCGCTGTGATGAAGCGCATGTTCGCCAAGATCGGGACATCCAAGAACCCGGCAGAGGTTGCTGAGTTGTGGAGGTTGATGGATCGGGCCAAGTCTCTCGCTCAACAGGAGGGAAGTGTCGTTGCTCAAACTCTCGAAGCCCGCAAGGTGTTCGGAGAAGAGCTTGGCTTCATGTCTCCGGTTCTGGCGTTCCGTGGACTCGCACAGAAAGCTTGGGCCGCAGCGTTCGGACTCCCTGAAGGACAGTCCGCTGAAGAGGTTGTTTCTGGAACAACAAGGACGGCAACTCAAGAGGCTGGCGAAGAGGTTCAGGACGAGATCGAGGAAAGCGAAGCCGAGGGCTTGGCTCAAAGGATCATCAACGAATTTGCAAAGTCACAATCGGACACTCTGAGTTGGCCCAAGAAAGCCGATGCCAGCGTCAAAGAAGTTGTGAAGTGGTTCGTGCTTGGCGACATCACAGATTCCGAGTTCTCATCCACGATGGATATGTTGGGAATTGCCAAAGGCACAACCGACATTCTCCTTTCGGTTTCTCAGCGTGAGCGAGCGATCAGAAAGCAGTGGGATGATGCAAAGCCGAAAGAGGCTCAGGACAGAAAGAAGAATCAGGCCGAGATGCGGAAGCTCAGAGCGCAGGCCATGATCGCCTTGCGCCTCGGTGCTACGGCAGAGAATCAGGTTGATGCCGTAATCAGCGAGTTCGCCAAGTCTCAGTCAGACACTCCCCCAGCCGAAAGAGCGAAGCAGGCCAATGGCGTGAAAGAGGCTGTGAAGGGGATGCTCAATGGAGACATCAAAGAATCTGAATTTGATGCGACACTTGAGAACATTGGCATTGCTGCAACCAAGCGCAGAATCCTCACATCAATCGTCAAGCGTGAGATCGAGATCAGGAAGCAGTGGAAGCTCCAGAAGGAAAAAGAGAAGCAGTCCGCGCTCACCGCAGCGTTGCTGAAAAGCGACTCAAAGATAGCTGCGATCCTCAACAAGGCAGCATCAGAAGGTGGCATCAACTGGTCTGAACTTTTCTTGGACGAGAGCAGAGCCACACAGAAAGAGCGCAGAGAGCATCTCCTTGCTGAGATCAGAAAGCATCCGAAGCTTCAGGGTCTGACACCTGAGCAATCTGTGATGCTTGAGAACGCACTGAGCAAGGCGTGGGAAGCCGCTCGTATGCAGGTTTTCAAACGCGAGTTCGCAAAGCGGATCAAGCTCCCAACTGTCGAGGCTGGAGAGAAGCTGTTCAAGAAAGTTCTCCCCGAACTCATCCGTCAGGCCAACCTCGGAACGCTCGACGACTCAGCTTTCCTGAACGCATTTGCCAAAGAGCTTGGGCTTCCATCTCTCACAGGTGAAGCAGCCACAAAGCTCACCAAGCTCGCTCAGGAGGCTCAAACCAAGCCGGAGGGTGTTCTCCAGAACAAGATTCTCCAGCAGATGATTGACGTGATCCAGCAGTCAACTCCTGCTCACCCCTTGGACATCGTTCGGGACTACTGGTATAACAACGCTCTGTCTGGAACTCGAACCCTGACCGCGATCCTCACAGGATCATGGATCCACGGCGCGATCATGGCGGCACAGCAAGCGATGGACGCAGCGATCTTGAAGCGCAGGCCCGGCACCGCTGGTAGAATCCTGCAAGCGTTCCTATCTGACTCTCTCGAAGGTGTCGCGAACGGCTGGGACGTGTTCAAGACTGGTGACTACACTCGCCGCGCCGAGTTCTCTGGAAACATCAACAGACTGCTCTCAGGTCAAGGCAAGCTCGACTCTCTCGAAGGTTGGCTGAAGCACGGAAACAACTGGCAGAAGGCGCTTGGACTCACAAGCTACGTTCGCCGCGCTGTTGTCGGTCTGGACTACGTTGGAGCAATCGGAACTCGCGGATCCGGCGTGATCTACAACGCGCTCCTCGACAGCCCTGAAGAGCTTCAGAAGGCGATGACACGCTTCGACAAGGAGAAATCAGCACAGGCCAAGAAGCAGGCTCAGGCAGAGCTTGGGCCTGACGCCAAGTGGGTTGATGTCCGCGCTCGCCAGCTTGAGATACTTGAGGCTGGAATCAGCCAGCAGGTCAAAGACAACGCCACTGTTCTTGGTGAGATCGCAGCGCTCAACGCTCAACCTGTCGGATGGGGTGGTGTCGTCTATCGCCTGCTCGAATCAATGCCTCGCGCAATACAGATGGGAACTGGATCGAGCAAGCCAGCCGCAGCGTTCACAGCGTTCGTAACAAAGACCGCTGCTGGACTCGCCTTTGCTCGTGCTGCCATCAACATGACTCAGAGCGCTTCCAACTGGATGCCCATCGTGGGTGGTGTGAATTACGCTCGTGCGATCATCGGGAAGAAGGCTCCACACATGCACTGGTCTAGGGTGTTTGGAATCTTGGACAATGAAGGAAACCCAATCCCTGATGATCGCCGCAGGCTCATCGCAGCGGCACAGGTGAGCGGGCTTGCTCTCGCGGCAATCGCTTACGCCATGACTCGTGGTGGCGGCGACGATGATGAGGACAAGTTTGATGTGTCTGGATCGTGGTATGGACTCACACCCCAGCAGAGGAAGGACAAGATTGAGGCAGGTGAGCGTCCGCTCTCGATCCGTGTCGGTGGTCGCTGGATCAACTACGGAAACCTTCCGTTCGGTGGCGCTCTGGCGATGATCGGAAACATGCGGGACAAGGAGCGCAAGGATGGTAAGCGCATGTCGCCAGACGAATCCATGACGAGAATGGTTGATGCGTGGGCTTCTGGTCTGTTCTACATCAAAGATCTCAGCGTGGTTAGCGGTTTATCCAGAACCCTTGGCATCTCAGCAATGAACACGGATGAAAGCGCGTCGGCCCTAAACAGGCTCGTCGCGCAGCAGGCTGGAAACGTGGCGGGACTTATCCCATTCAATTCAACCCTCCGTGAAATTGACACGTTCTTTGATCCGAACACATATAAGCCAACAAGCGGGATTGATTATTGGATTCGTGGATTTCCATTTGTTAGAAGGCTGGTTGGTGAAGGCCCTGAATACGGAATGGCTGGATTACCAGTCGAGAACATGCTCACGCCCCAATCTCGAATCGTCGCAGCTAAGGCGAAGAGAGATCCAGTGGTTGCCGCCCTTTCATCCATTATTTCAAAGGGCGGGTTCCCGCATCATCCAGATCCGTCTCCAACTTGGATCAAGAACGGTCAACAATTATCTGCTAAGGACTTGCCAAAGGAGAGCTATGAGTATCAAACTACTGTCATCAAGCGGTGGCGAGAGGTGATGCTTGTTGATGCTGATTATCTCAAGACAGTCACACCTGATGAATACGAAGAGTATTTCAAAGAATCCCTCGCTCCGATCCGCGACGAAGTGAAAATGGACATTCAAGAAAAGATTGATCCAGAAGCTCTGGACGCAAAAGGAAAAGTAATTAAGGAATACAGAAAATGAGTCTGCAACTGAAGAATCCAAACGCAGGGTATCCTCCCGGTGGGTTTCCGTTCCAAGATCCCAAAACTGGAATGATCTTCAACGGCTACGAGGGGAACGCCGAGATGATCGCCGCTAAGGTTGGCGCTCATCGCGAAGCCAATCCAAAGCTTTATCCTGAAGGCGCTGGAGGCTTCGATAGCATAGTTCAGGAGATCTTCGCCCAAAAGAACGCTCAGATGCCGTGGCTGTTCGTTGGTGGCCCTGACGATCCCGGTATGCCGCCGACTGTTCAGGTCAGTGCAAGCGCTGGCGGGCCGGGTGGATCTTGTGTCTGTGGCGCGACAGAGACTGATCCGATCTACTGCCCGACCTGTGGTGGTCAGCGCATTACTGGATACAAATGCAAAGCTTGCGGTGCTGAACGCCAATGACACTCCTCGAAAAAGCATATCAAGTTGCCGGAGGGGTTGAGGCCATCACAGCTTGGCTTGGCTCTGGTGCAATTATTGTTCCTAAAGAAGAGGCTCAATCTCGCGCCGACGTTTGCTTGACGTGTCCAAACAATGTCGAAGTCGGGTTCGCCACAAGCGCCGGGGCTGATTTTGCCCGCAAGATTCTTGAGATCAAGAACGACGCATCACTTCGAGTTAATGGAGAAAAGCAGCTTCACAAGTGCGAGTCTTGTGGGTGTGTTCTTAGGCTTCTTATTTGGGAGCCGCAGATCAGGGTAGCTAAACATTTAACCGCAGCAGAGCGATCTGCTCTTCCGTCACATTGTTGGAAATTGAAACCGTGAAACTCCTTGTTGTAATCCCCTACTGCGCTAACGATGCTGTTCAAGCAGAACGCGCCTGTGACCATGTGTATCGCCTGAATGGAAAGAAATCCATCGGACACGCTCTTCTGGTTGTGAATGATGACGTTCACGCCGAGATGCGAATGAAGGTCAAGATCGCAGCGGAACTCGCTTATGAAACCGTTGAAGAAACAATTGCCCCCACGGTTGCGGAGCAGTATCTGAACGACAAGTTCAGGCAGATGAATAATCTGTTCCGTCACGCAGCGATGATGGCCATGCACCAGTTCCGCTGGCCTTGGGTGTGGCTCGAACCTGATTGCGTCCCTGTGAAGCCATCGTGGATGAAAGACTTGGCAGAAGCCTACGACGCGCAGCCAAGGAAGTATCTCGGACTCATCTCATCTCAGCCCGGTGGTCAGAAGTTCATGGCCCGATGCGGTGTCTATTTCACAGGTGCAAGTTTCGAGTTGGATAAACTGTGTCAGGGTGATGCTCCGTTCCCGCTGATTACATCAACAGAGGTTGTGCGCCGGGCGACTCCAACCGACATGATCCAATACCTCAACATCTCGACTGTGGAGAGCCTATCCAGTATCTCCAACAGCGCTGTTCTTGTTCACGGCGACAAGATGGGTATATTCGCTGAGAACATGACTGAAACACCCAGCAATGAGGATCAGCTTCCTCGCCTCACTCGCCGCCAGAAAAGAGAACAAGGAATTGTATGAGCGATCAAATTAAAAACACACCGGATTACGGAACTCCAGAAGCTGTTCTGGCAGCGGTTGAGTTAATGCAACAGCCGGAGCGGATCCGTGCGAGCAATCGTGCGCTCATCAATTCTCTGATGAATGGTCGCCGCCCCTACACAGACGAAGAGGTTGCTGAGAACCAGATCCAGATCAACGTGAACTGGGGTGAGGGTTCAAAGATCCTTCAGGACGCAAACCGACAGGTCAACAACGCGCTTCTCCACAAAGGCAATTTCGTAACATGCACACTTCTGGCTGGTAAGACCGAGAAGCGCTATGATCGAAGCGCGAAATTCACAGCCAACTTGAACCGCGCACTGAAGCGTGGAAAGAGCGGTAAGAAATATCTCTACCTTCTCAAGAACAGAAACGCATCACTCGTGCTTCATGGGATTGGGGTATTGATGTGGCCCAACAATTTTGATTGGATGCCGAAGTTCATCCCGCTTGAGGATTTTCTGATCCCCACTGGGACTCTTCAAGACTTGACCAACCTGACTCACTTTGCGGTCAACCTCTACCTGACTCCGTATGAGTTGATGAAGATGACTCACGGCAACTCGGAGAAGGCAAAAGAATCTGGATGGGATCTCGAAGTGGTGAGAAAGATCCTTTCAGCATACGGAAAGCTCAACAAGAACAACGATCAATACAACTGGGTGGACAGGCCGGAGGAGATGGTCAATATCTGGAAGCAGAACCAAGTCGTTGCTGATTCCGATGCTGTCCCGAAGGTTCATCTTATCGCTTGGTATTACCGGAGTGAATCTGGTGGAAGCGAAAACGAAGAGCATTGGTATCGCAAGATTTGCCTCAAGGAAGTCGCATCAGCCGAGGGTGTGGACAAGCTTTCCATTTCAGAAAAGTTCGTTTTTGATGGTGGTAAGCGCGAGTTCGCGAGCAGCGTTGATAGCATCACCAGCATCCAATACGGGGACTGCAACCTCGTCCCTCCACAGACCTATCACTCCACTCGCGGGCTTGGCGAAGCCATCTTCGCGACTATCGAGTGCATGAACCGATTGCGCTGCCAGTGGATGCAGCATGTGTTCGAGAACATGCTCATGCTGATCCGGGTTCAGAACCCGACAGATCGTGATCGTCCAAAGGTTTTCAACCTGCGCCCATACGGTGTGGTAGAGCAGGGTGTTGAAATCATCCCACAGCAGGAGCGTCACCAGATTGATCCAAGACTCGTTGAGAGCGCAATGGCTGAGAGTCGTCAGTTGATGTCCGAGAGCAGCGCTTCTTTCGTTCAGGACGTTGACAGCGGAACGAGCAAGGAGCAGACGCTCGGAGAGGCTCAGATCCGCCTCCAGTCAGCGAACAAGATGGTTAGCTCGATGCTGGACATGATGTATGCGCTTGAGATGTTCAAGGACGAGGAGATCGTTCGCCGCTTTCTGCTTCCAAACTCTGACGATCCTGATGTGGTTGAGTTCAGAAAACGGTGCAAGAAAGATGAGATCCCTGATGAACTCATGGTGGCCGAATTTTGGCAGGTTGACTCTGACCGTGTTCTTGGTGGTGGCGATCAGGCTTTGGCCCAACAGGAGTCAACAGCGCTGTTCCAAAACAAAGCGGCTTTCGACCAATCCTCACAGAGAACGATTGATCGCATGTGGGTTAGCACCATCACTCGAAACCCCGCTCTCGGAGAGCTTCTCGTTCCGAACCAGCCCCCGACAGTAACGGCTGGAACGATGGCCGCAGACGAAGTGTTCCCGAACCTGATGCTCGGAGTCGAAGTTGGTATGCGCGAAGGAATCGAGCGCCAAGAGTATGTCGCGAAGTTGATCGAGAAGATGAGTTCCGTGATAGATCGAATCTCACAGACCGACGAGGTTGGAACACAGCAGGACGTGATAGGGCTTGGGATGGTTTCTCAACACATCGAGCAGAACCTCCAGTTCATGTCTCAGAACCCTGAGAACAAGGAGTTCGTCACAGCCGCAGGCAAGGAAGTGGGTCGCCTGATGAACATGGTCAAAGCATTTGCTCAACGCCAGCAGGAAGCGGCGAGCCAACAGCAGCAAGACCCCGAAGCGGAGGCAAAAGCTCAAGCAACCGCTCAGGCCGCACAGCAGAAGCAGCAGATCAACGAGGCCAGCTTCGAGCAGAAGTTCCAGCAGCGCGAGGCTGAGTTCTCGCAGAAAATGCAGATCGCAAACGCCGGGTTCGTTGCCGACATCACAATGTTGCAAGCCAAGGCCAAGGCTGAGATTGAGGCCCTGTTCAAAAAGACAGAGGCGGAAATCGAATCCATGAAGAAAAAGGCCAAAGCCGCTCCAGCACAGCCAAAAGCTGATTGACACTAATCTGCTAATAGGGTTATTGTCGTCTCAATGATTGCTTTATCCGCTAAGGAACATTTCCAGAAGGTGTTTGACGCTCCCGCTGTGGCGGAATTGGCAGACATGATTAACTCGCCTCTGATGAAAACGGCTATGATCTTTTCAGAGGCTGCGCTGGCTGAACGAGGTTGTTCAGCAGAGCAGATTCATGGCGCTGTCCAGTTCAGATCCATCCTTCTCAACATCTGTCTTGAAGATAAAGAACCCAAACAGATGCCGATGAAAACACTCAAAGAACTTCCACTCTAACAAACCAATAAATAATTATGCCAGACATCGCACCAGCAGCACCAGCACCACCAGCAGCACCCGCTCCAGCCCCGTCATCGCCCCAATCTGGAGGCATTGATGGATTGATGGCGGATCTCGACAGGCAGGCAGTAGCGTCACCACCAGAGCCAGCCAAGCCTGAGCCAGCCAAGCCCGCTGCAAAACCGCCCGAAGCAGCCAAGCCTTCCGACGACGAGGCTGTAATCAAATCGAATCCGAAGGCTTGGAAGGTGTTCGAGTCGTTCAAGAAGAACGCAGCGGCAAAGGAGAAGGCACTTCAGGATCAGGTTGACGCCATCAAGAGCAAGACCGTCGAAGCCCCTGCTGATGCTGGTAAGATCAAGGCCCTTGAGGATCGGATCGCTCAATTGTCCGAGGGTGAGAAGAATTGGAAGCAGCGAGCCGCAGAAGCTGACTTCACTCGTTCAGAGGAATACTCGAACAAGTTCGTGCTTCCCTACAATCGCGAACTGAAGCAGGCGATTGACGAGGTTAAGAACCTGACCATCTCCTTCACTCAGGATGGAGAACCCAAAACCCGCCCGGCCACAGAAGCTGATTTCAGGAAGGCACTGAGCCTGCCGATCAGCGAGCAGGACGCTTTCATCCACGACTCGTTTGGTCGTTCGGCACATCGAGTGATGGCTCGAATCAACGAGATTGGTCGCATCCGTGAAGCTGCCAGCATCGCCGTTTCTGAACACGCTGAGAAGAGCGAAAACTCGCGTCTCGAAAAAGAGACTCTCAGCAAACGGGAGGAGGAGGAATATGAGTCTCACTTCAGCGCCTCTTCCGAGAGCTTGAAGGCTCATCCGATTGGATCGAAGTATTTCGCGCCATCTGACGCAGATCCTGAAGGCTCGAAGATCCTGACTGAGGGTTACGATAAGTTCGACACGCTCAAGACCACTCTCGGAACGATGAAGCCAGATGAGCGGGCTGCTGTGTCTGCCGTGATCCGCGCTCGTTTTGCCGCCATGCCTCGTGTCGCCGCTGCGCTCACGAGGGCCACTGCTGAGATTGAATCGCTCAAGGCTGAGTTGGGTAAGTTCAAGAAGGCCGATCCCGGCAGCGCAACAACAGCGCCGTCCAGTGGCGCTCCTGCCGCACCCGTCAAGGACATCAACTCAATGGCTGCTGAGTTTGACAAAGTATGAAATACCGAAAGAAACCAATCGTAATCGAAGCCGTCCAATGGATTGGAAACAACACGAGGCAAATCAACTCCTTTGCTGCCCCGCATGGTGTGCATGATGGGAAGGTCGTCATACAAACGCTGGAAGGTGTGATGCAAGGGGACATCGGTGACTGGATAATTAAAGGGGTGAAGGGCGAGTTCTACCCCTGCAAACCGGACATCTTCGAGGAGACATACGAACCAGTATGAGCAGCCAAGATCGCTACGTTCCCCTTCTGGACATTCCAGACGGGGACAAACTATCCGTCGCCTCTCTTGTTCCTGTGAAGTCCAAGATTAGGGTCGGGGCGTTCCTGTTCGAGGCCATCTCTGTGAACGATGGAAAGCAGACCGTCACGTTTCGACTGACTGGATTCTTTCCACCAGAGCAACCACCAGAGCCAGCTTTTAACTGAGGCCAGATGTCCACATGGGTTCAAACATCCAAGTATGGAGACATACTTAGTGCGTTACCGATGATCCATCACGATTACATCAAGTCTGGAGTGAAGCCGGAGATTGTGACCGTGCGCCCATACAGCGAGCTTCTGAGCGGTGTTGATTACGTCAAAGTGGTAAAGTTTGACGGCTCAATGCAGGACTTGTCTGGATCTATCAAGTTCGCAAAAGAGGCCAGCAGGGACGTGAAGGTGACGCAGCTTCATGGCAAGGGGTTCGAGTTCCATCACCGTCATCCATCGTTCCAATACGATCAGTGGGATCGTGGCGGGATGCTGGACAAGTGGGACAAGTTGCCGCTGGTGATCCCGCGTGAAAAGAATCTTAACCCAAAGTGGGTTGCTCACCATTTTCAGGAAGGCATCACAGACAAGCCTTTCATCATCTTTGCCGATCACTCCCAAAGCTCTCCGTTTCCGCACAAGGAGGAACTGGCTAGGCTCCTGATCGAAAGCTTTCCGTCGCATCAGATCGTGCGACTGTCATCTGTGCAGGCCCCTCACTTGCTTGATGTGCTGGCGCTGATGGATGCGGCGGATCTCATCGTCACCGTGGAGACAGCCCATCTCCACATGAGCAAGGCTTGCTCGAAACCAGTCATTGCGCTCGTGACCGACAAGCCCTCGCGCTGGCATGGATCGGCATGGAGCAGCAGGTTCTCGATGCACTGTCGCTATTCGGACTTCCCGCGCAGGAAGGATGAGTTGATCCGAACAGCAAGGAACGCCATCGAAAAGAAAGAGCCAATGAATGTGAAGTCATGCCCTGCCTTTTCAAACAGGTTCGGATACAACCTTGGCATGATATGGCACGGAGAGGTTCTGGTAACAACCCATAGGTATCATCCATCTAAGGACTGGAAAACTGTTCTGGCAATTAACGACGGAGTTCTGACTTCGGACATTAAGTTTCCATCAGCGTTTGATGGATTCTCATTCGAGGACGCTCGACTGTTTCATCACAATGGAAAGCTGATGATGACATACGTTCTCTCAACAGAGTCGTTCGGCCAATTCAAGAGCGTGGCTGGCTATGGTATGTTGGTTCAGCGAGAAGGAAGATGGGAGATCCCGCAGAACATCCAGCCTGTCTATCGAAACAATGACTTCAGCGGCATGGTCAAAAACCTGTGTCCATTTGAACACGATGGAAAGATTCACTTCGTTTGGGGAAACTCAAACGGAGAGCAGATGGTGATTCAGGTTGATGGAGCGAGGGTTTCGTCCGAGTTCAAATCGGAATCCCCCACATGGGATCACGGCGAGATCCGTGGTGGATCTATCGTGATGGATGGAGACAGGATGATCCGGTTCTTTCACTCTCGAACCGGGGAGGGACTCAATGGAGCGCACGGAGCATTTCAGTATCACATCGGAGCTTCGATCATGGAGTCAAAGCCTCCGTTCAAAACAATTGCCGTCAGCAAGTATCCAATAATCAGTGGAGATGAGCGCTACGTTCCGGGGTGCTTCCACTGGAAGCCAAATGTGGCGATTGTCTATGGAGCTATGCTGAAGTCTAGGGGTGGATCAAACCACTTCCAGATCAGCATTGGAAGAAACGATAGCTCTTGTGAAATTGTTGAGCTAAAAGAAACAGACTTTAATCTATGAGCGCACAAGGCCCTCC